GTGAGGACATCGTTTTTGAAGAGTTGGCTGGTCTCTCCAAAGTTTGTTTTGCCCTTTGTTTTATGTAATGATAAGATAGTTCGACTAAAATTTTCTCTGCCCAATTTGTCAATGTCTTCTTTAAGTTCCGGACAAGACCCATAATAGTTTTTCCAATCAGATTCAGATTTTACTTTTCTTTTTTTACCCTTTGGAGTACGGAACTGCCAAAGATATTTTCTTCCAATATATTTTTTGCCATTAAGATTATTCTGGATAAGATAAACAAAACCAAAATTATCTTGAATATTAGAGGAAGTAAAAGGCACTCCATTATAAATCCAAGGATTTTCATAGTCAATATCTGTACTCATCTATTATGTCAAGAACTTCATTCAGATATTTATGGGCGAGTCCTTTCATATCCATTTCAGGTCTAATGTGATCTTTATGAAGTTTATCTTTTAGTTTCAAAACACGAACTTTCAATTCGTCTTTATTCAGTTGATTTTTGGGCATAAAAAAAGAGGAGGCGTAACCTCCTCTATCTATGTGCGATTAGTTATTTGCACCTAACCATTCTTTACAGTAGTCATAATCACCAAACATAAACTCATCACACTCTGCTGCCTCTCTATATGCGTTCAGGATTTCCTGTTCGCACCATTCGTCATAATTTGAATCCTGAGAAAGTATTTTTGGTAACATTAGATTACATTAATCCCCGGTTCTAATATTTTATAAACTTTTCCATCATAAGCAACTCCAGAGTAATATTCTGTAGTATCCAATACTGAAAACATATTATATTCTCTTTCATCGTCAAATGGTGTTATATCTATCAAATCTCCATAAGTGTTCTTCCAAATACTATGATATATCGCACATCCATAAGTTTCATCATCAACATCGGTGATTAGATAATATCCACTTATTTTTTCTCCACCATAAGTATTCACATAATGATTAACATTATTGTGACAGTTTGCGTCGGCACATAAAGGTTTAGATACTACAGGAACTTTTAACAGAGTAAGAGAAAACTTACAATACTCTTGAAGTTTAACTACGCACTCATCTTCAGGTAATGATATTCTAAACTTTCTCAATACTCCATCCATTTTTTCTTGGACCTCTTCTATCATACTTAATTGCGGCACTCATAGTAGCATATGAAATATTTTGAGACTTACAAAACTCTTTTAATGCTCCAGTAATAATGTACTCCTTATTCTCTGGAGAAACAATCTTCCAAGTTTTAGAGTTTGGATTATCTTTACCAAACTTTGGTGCTCTATTTTGACTTATCTTATTTCTTGTCTCTTGCGATAGTTTAACTCCATATCTTGGATTATTCTTACCAGCAACCTTTTCACTTATTCTTTTCTTTGCTTCTTCACTATGTTTTCTTCCACCAAATCCCTTCGTTCTTTGTCCTCCAGGTTTTCCTTCACCACCAAGATTTTGATTTAATAGAATTCCACCATCACATTCTCTTTTCCAGAGTGCTATATGTTTTATCTCAAGTTCTATTGCTTCTTCTTTAGTTAATCCAGATTTTACAATCCATCTTCTTTCTCTTGGGGGTAAAATTTCAGCACCATTTCTTCTAGAGTGTCTGGAATTAATTCTTCTTGGTCTTCCATAACCAACATAAAAGGGAGAACTAAAGTCCTCCCTTAAGTAATAGTAAAGAATATAGTTATTCATTTTAAGACTGAACTTACCTATTATTATTTATATAATACACTATTTCAGTCTTAAAGTCAATCAAAGTTTAAATCCACTAAATGTGTCCTTTTTAACATCCTGTTTAATACCACCAACCACATAAGATTGTACTTGTGTTTGTTGTGGGGCTACTTGAAGACCTTTAGAGGAAATCCAGTGCTGAGTCCAAGGAAGTGGATTATTGTTTGCTGAAATATCATATTGGGGTTTTAATCCAATTGCTTTAAGTCTTCTATTTGCGATCCACTCTACGTATTGCTGAAGAAGTTTATCATTCAGTCCAATCATGCTGCCATCTTTGAACAGATAATCCGCCCATTTCTTTTCTTCATTTACAGCACGATCAAACATTTTATATGTCCATTCTTCTTCCTCTTTCATAATCTTTTGCATTTCCGGATCATCACCTTCTCTCCACTTATTCAGAATGTTCTGAGTAAGTGCTAGGTGTTGGTTTTCGTCTCTTGCGATAAGAGAGATGATCTTAGCGGATCCTTCCATAAGCTTAAGTTCGCCAAAGGCGAAACTACAAGCAAAACTAACGTAGAAGCGAATACCTTCAAGAATATTAACGTTTGCGACTGCTCTGTACAGTTTTCGTTTAACATCGTTGATTGTTTCCTTTGCGTATGAAACTCCTTCAAGATTGTGCATCCAAGCATCAGATACACCATATTGTTGTGCTGATTGAATAAAGTCATCATATGACTCTGTAACGCTCTTGGCACGCTCCAGAATGCGCTCATCTCCAATGATAGTATCAAATACCTCAGAAGGGTCGGAATAAATGTTTTTGATAATATATGTGTATGAGCGACTGTGAATCATTTCCATAAATCCCCATACTTCCATACACGCTTCCAGTTCAGGAAGTGAGCAATATGGGATGAATGCCATACCAGGACCACGACCCTGAACGGAGTCAAGCATAATCTGATACTTCAGGTTAGAAGTATAGATATGCTTCTGCTCTGGACGAAGGGTCTGATAGTCCCCACGATCCTTCTGGAGGGAAACCTCTTCAGGTCTCCAGAAGTATCCAAGTTGCTGAGTAGTTAGTTTATCAAAAATTGGGTACTTGTATGAATCGTATCTTTGAACTCCAAGAGGTTTTCCAAAAAACATAGGAGACTTTTTAGTATCAACCTTTTCAGTATTAAAAACAGTCATTCCTCTTATACTTGTACTTGTATTTTCATTATCGATACTTGTTTTAAAGTTATATTCGGTCATAAGTTTTTAATATGCAAGTTTCCGTGTCCTCTTTTCCAACCTTCTGGAATTTTTTCTTCTGAAGATACTCTCTTACCAACAACTCCATTATTTATCCAAAAGAAGGTTCCTTTGTTTTTAGAACCTTTAGTGTTGCCTTTTTGTGCTAAAGACATTTTTCTTTTAGTTTCCTCTGTTTTTGGTTTAGACATTTTTCTTTTAGTTTCTTCACTTTTAAGAACTCCCTTTCTAGTTTTAGACATTTTTTGTTTTGTTTCTTCTGAAAGTTTTGTTCCTGTTTGATATTCAGAAATATATTTTCTAGTTTTTGCAAATAGTTTAGAAGAAAAATTACATCTAGTTCCCATAGCATTATATGCTCGATGAAGACTTATATTGTTTGGATACATTTTAACTAATAATCTATGACATATCAAATGTTCTCTAGGAGTTAATTCCACTAGATTAGTATTTTCATTAGTCCCACCTAAGCATTTTGGAATAATATGATGTGTTTCAGAGTATTCTTCCAAAACTCTTTCTTTTGCTTTATTAATAATTAGATTATACTGTCTGGAATAATCCATATGGATTTAAACATATGGATTATTCTAACATACTTTCATCAAATTTTACAACTTTCGCAATCTTCTTCATCCCCAGAAAGTTCTTGAAGTAGTGATTGAAGGTCTTGTTTTGGTTCTTCCACTACCTCATCAGTTTTAATATCATAAGTGTTTTGATAATAACTCGTTTTCCATCCCATTGAGTATGAGTAAAGCATATCGTGCGCCATTACTGACACCGGAACTTCATTATCTTTGTAGTTTTCTGGGTTGTATGACCAATTTCCAGAGATTGCTTGATCAAAGAATTTTTGCATCATAGCAACAATATTAATATAACCACGATTGGACTCCATATCCCAAAGAAGCGTATAATTGTTCTTAAGAGTATGATATTGAGGAACAATCTGTTTGAGTGGTCCTTTTTTAGATTTCTTAATGGACAAGAATCCGCGAGGGGGTTCGATTCCATTTGTTGCGTTTGACACAACGGAACTGCTCTCCGATGGCATCTGTGCGGACAACGTTGAGTGCCTGAGTCCATGTTCCAAGATAGATGCTCTAAGAGTTTCCCAATCATGTTGGAGTCCAATAGAAGAAATTTCGTCTACATCTTTTTTGTAAGTGTCAATTGGAAGAATGCCATCTGCGTATTTGGTACGACCAAAGTATTCGCAATACCCCTTTTCTTTAGCAAGTTGATTTGATGCTTTCAGTAGATAATACTGGAAAGACTCCGAAAGACCATGAACAGCATTCCATGCTTCTTGAGAATCATAATTGAACCCAAGTTTTGCCAAGTAGTGAGCAAGACCAATAAACCCTATACCAAGAGAACGACGTGCCTTAGTTGCGATTTCTGCTGCCTTTACGGGATATTTTTGATAGTCAATCAACTCATCCAAACCACGAACAGAAAGATCACAGAGGTCCTCAAGTTCTTCATCAGACTTTACTTTACCCACATTAATAGCAGAAAGAATGCATAGAGCAATTTCACCCATATCGTCATCAATATGCTGAATAGGATCAGTTGGAAGAGTAATCTCTTGACAAAGATTGCTCATATTAACTTTGTCTTTAAAAGAACTATGAGAATTGCAATGATCTATATTCATGATATAGATGCGACCCGTTTCCGCACGTTCTTTAAGAAGATTAAGGATGAGTTCTTGTGCTTTAATAGTTTTTTTCTTAATGGACGTATCTTCTTCATATTGTACGTAGAGAGCATCAAACTCAGGGAGTCCAAAGCTATCATAAAGTCCAGGGACATCATGCGGAGAGAAAAGAGTGATCTCGCCGTCTTGAATAAATCTTTCATAGAACAACTTGCTAATTTGGATGGAATAATCAAGTTTACGAACACGATTATCTTCCGTTCCCTTGTTATTCTTGAGAACCAGAATATCTTCTATTTCCTGGTGCCAGATGGGGAAGTGGACAGTCGCTGATCCACCTCTGATGCCATTTTGAGTGCAGCATCGGACAGTTGCTTCAAACTTTTTGAGGAAAGGGACAACACCTGTGTGCTGAACTTCCCCACCTCTGATTTTAGCGTTGATGCCACGGATTCTGCCTGCATTGATGCCGATTCCCGCCCTTTGTGCAACGTATCGACCAATAGCCATATCACTGCTAAAGATAGAATCGAGGGTGTCATCAACATCAACAAGAACACAACTAGCAAATTGTCTAAGTGGTGTTCTAACTCCTGCCATGATGGGAGTTGGGATGTTGATTTTGTGCTTTGAGATTGCGTCATAATACCTCTTTACATAAGAAAGACGGGTTTCCTTTGGATACTCTGAAAAGATGGTCAGAGCAATCATCATGTACATAAATTGCGGAGTTTCATATACTCCACCGCCACTCCTGTCCTGTACAAGGTACTTGTCAACGACTTGACGTAGACCTGCATAAGTGAACAAATAGTCGCGGTCATGATCGATATATGTATTAACTTTGTCGATCTCTTCCTTAGAATATTTGTTAAAAATATCATTATCATACACTTCCTGATTAACACACACATAAATGTGCTGCTCAAGAGTAGGCAGTTCTTTCATTTTTCCGTAAAGTTGCTTACGGACTGAAAATAGAAGAAGACGAGCAGCAACATACTGATAGTTTGGGTGTTCCAAATCAATCAAATCAGAAGCTGATCGAATCAAGATCTCTTGAATCTCTGCAGTTGTAATGCCATCATAAAACTGAATGCCCGAGGTCATTTCAACTTGACTGGCAGACACGCCAGCAAGTCCTCTACATGCTTCTTCCACCATCAAATGCATCTTGTCTAACTCAAGAGATTCGACGCGACCATTTCTCTTGATAACTTTTGTTCCGTTGCTCATATTTTCTTCCAAGTGGTAAACTTAAGTTTTGCTTCTAATCCTGTGTAAGTATTTGATTCTACCACAGACTGAACATCCAGTCCAGATAAAACCATATCATTAATGTCTTTTTCTTTTATTACTGAAGGCCAGATGACAACTTTTTGTCCATCTCCGATAACACGGGAAATTCTTGATAAGATTTCTGTATTACGTGGTTCGTTATCATATATCCAAACGCAATCGCGAATGCCCCACTTAGAGACATCACCATCAGCACCACAGAGAGCAATAGAGTTTGAAACGAAAGTTGAATCAAAGGGACCTTCTGTAATGTAGACAGTTTTATTTTTTTGGACTTCATCGAGACCATAGATTTTTGGTGATTCATCGTCAAGCATTATAGTAATATATTTAACTTTGGATGGACCTAATGCTCTTCCCTGAAATCCGACTAGATTATTTTGATAGAACAAAGGTATGATAATTCTTGGTTCATCTTTATCTGTACTGTCGAATGTAGGTCGAAGAGAATTGGTCCAATCTTTAAATTTTTCAGCGTAATAATAGTTATGTGGGTTTAATTTTCTACTTTCTAAGTAATTCTTTGCATCGGGATTTGAAGATGCCTTAGGCAATTCCAACTTTTGTTTAAACTTTGGAGTTTCGAATTTGAATACTGGTTCTTCTACAATAAAGTTTTTTCCAGTATGACCTTCCTTAAATTTTTCAAATATGTATTGCTTATGGACTGTGGGGTCAATCTGTTTTAAAAAATTATTAAAAGATACATTTACACCACAATTATGGCATTTAAAATTTGTATTATTTTTTACTTGATATAGATATCCCCTTGCCTTATTTTTATTTTTTTGAGAATCACCACAAAGAGGACATCGAAAATTATAAAGATTATGTTTTACTTTTTTAAACTTTTGAAATCTTGAGGAAACCAAATTGATGTACTTAACATCAACAAAATCCATGACGATACATTGAGAGTCTGTTTATTCTAGCAGGTTATCAAATCTTGTCAAGGCACAAAACGGTCATAATAGAAGTCCATTTTACAACAGAATTCGTTATTTTTTGGAGAGAATAAATGGATGTTTTATTTTTGGTTTTCATTGGCACTCTATGCCAACACTTAATTATTTATTTTTTACTTGAACTTGCTGAGCATCTGGAGTCAAAATATCTACAACCATATGGGATTGAGACATTGCAAAAGAAATAACTGCGAATACTCCAAGAATGATCCATCTATATTTTGCAAATTCTTCTAACTTATTTTCTACCTTTTCTATTCTTACAATTACTGCCTCATGGGAAGTTTTATTTTCGGATTTTAATTCTTCTATCAATTTACTGATATTGTCATCCGATTTGTGGCATTGTTCGATCTTTTCTTCATGGACTGCAAGCATTTTGCTGATATTTTGACTCGTCTTTCCCATTATCTGGATTGCTTCATCAATTTTTTTTATCATTAGTTCATAAGAAGAAAGTCTTTCTTCTAATACAGCAATTTTAGTTTCTGTAGGTGTATTTTGATTAAACATTTTTCTGAGGTTATTAGTTTCATACTACTTTTTACATGAAACAAATACCTCAAGTAGTATTAATATTATTTATTTTTTTAAATAATCTAACCATTTTTTACGAGACCCATGACCACCTTTAGCATAAGTTTTGGCAAATTTTCTTGCTAAAAGAAACATTTTTGGACTTCTGCCTGCTGTTGGTCCTTGATCATCAGCATCTGAACTAAATCCAGGTTTGCCGGGAGAACTTTGAGTCGTCATCATTTCTTCTTTCAAATTTATATAATTGCGAAATGCTTCAACGACTTTATCAATTTTCTTCTTTTCCATTATAGATCTGGTATAGGTTAGAAAGACAATTTATATCGACTGGAATATCGTGTATTGATGTTTTTGGATATTCTGGGAATCTACCAAGAAAAATAATAAATGATTTCAAAGAAGACCAAAGTTCTTTTTCTATTTTAAAAAACAACATTGGGGTTGTTGCCTCACCAAAAATATTATATAGAATAATAAAATGATTTAGAAGAAGATGAGTTTTTAACTGTCCATTATTCTTATATCTTTTCAATAATCTTTTAATATATTTAAAATGATTCAGATCTTTCTCAAAATCTTCTTTAGTTACTGCTTGAGGATTTTCATAGTTTTTGATTGCAAATAATATGAAATTATCCTCGTTCAACTCATTAAAAATCATACATTATCATGCAGGTGGGTAATTTGTATTTCCTGTTGTAATACCAGACATAGCAACAAGAACTTCACTTCTAACTCTTAGATTGCCTTCACTATCTTTATAAGTAGTAACTCCAACCCATCCGCCATGAGTCAATTTATATCTTGTATTTGCCTCAACTCCAGCAACCACTGCACCACTAACACCAATTACAGATGTTTCGCGACCACCAGTTACTCTAGAGAAAGTAACGACACTTCCCGAATTAATAGCAGAAGCAATTGTAGATCCAAGTGAGACGAAAGTATTTCCGATAGAAGTAACTGATCTAGATAATGAACCACTAGTTAAAGTATCTCCTGCCAAAATTCCAGTAACACTAGCAACAAATACTCTATTAGTTCCAATTCCAGCAGTTAAGGATGCCGTTGTATTAAGAGAGGTATAAGACTCGGTAACAGAACCCGATGATTGATTGAGATGACTATCTAAAACAGCGTACTTTGGAGACTCGCTGATTTCAAATTGAACCCCAGAAATTGCTGCTCCGCTTAATCCAGCAGTTGATGCAATTGAAAGTTGAGTTGTGCTTGCGATCCCAACAATTACAGCATCGCCATAATGTACTCCAAAAGCAGTTCCAAATCTGATCACATCTCCTGTTGCAGCAGCTCCTACTCGTCCAAAGGTAGTTCCAGATCCTGTTACAGTGAGAGTGCCGTAATTTAAAGATACTGTTCCCCCAGAACCCTTAGCATCATTATTTCCCCAGAGTGCCATGTTCTTTCTTCCGTAAAGTTATTTGCTAAAAATTATTTATAAAAAAAGGAGACCCTACTTTTGATCTCCTATGTGTGATATTTGTTTTTAAAATACTGGTTGAAAATTACTTACAACCTTTAAGTAGTGCGGTTCTTACTGTCCCGGCAATTAAATCATCAATATCATTATCAGTAGTATCTACATAACGATCAAGCAATTCGCAAACAAGTTTTTTAGTATGACAAGAATTCATTGCAGCAAGAAGAAGCGGTTTTACAATCTCTACTAACACTCCCATAATGTCCTCCGTATAAGTGTATCCAAAATATTTATGAAGAAATTGAAGATAAATTCACTCCTTTTTGAGTAGCCATTCTCTGCTTATTTGCAAGTTCTCTTTCTGCAGCATCTGCTTTTGCTTTTGCCTGAAGAACTTGATTAATTGCAGAAGGATTTTGTGGTTTTTCTCTGGTTTGAGCAACATCAACTGCTTCTCTCATCTTTTGTTGCTTTCTTCTTTTTTGTGTTTCTTGAGGAGATTTTGAAGGAGAAGTATTCGAACGAATTCCTATATTCTTACTTTGCAAATCACTTTCTTTACCAACTCTTACTGGAACAATATCTCCAGTTTTTACCTTTCCTTTTGCTTTTGTAGCAGGTTTAGATTGATATGCTCTAACCTTAGCTTTTGGTGCAACTGAAGATGCTGCTGCCGCCATATGTCTTACATTTTGTAAATGGTCATCAGTTGTAATAACTTTTTTAGCATCAGGTTTTACAATTTTTTTAACGACTTCACCTTTCTTTTCGGGACCAGATCCACTACGCATTCCGCCGGTAAAATGAACATTCTTCCTTTCAAGGTTTTTTACACCAATTCTAGTTTTTAAATCTTTAGCAAATTCTCCGGGTTTATCCATAGGAGTGCTTGGTTTTTTGCTTCCAAATTCAGATCCACCACGAGCGGTCACAACAGATTTTTGTGCGGGTCTTCTTGGACTATCCCCCAATCTAACCACTGGTTTATTTGCCTTTGTTGTTTTTTTGAATTTTTGAGTATCTCTAAACTGATCAAATCCATACTTATCCCCAGGATCATTTTCTTCCTTTACAGGTTCTCCCGGTTTTCTGAGTTTATGATGGGCAAACTGGCTAGGTGTTAATGATTGTACCTTCTTCCACTCACCCGATTTCTTTCTCATCACATCAATTTTAGCAGCATCAGGATGTCTCTGATCTGCAAGATTATCATCTACATCGTGGATGACCTGTGTTTTACTTTCTACTTTCTTTTTGCCCTTTTTCATTGAACTTGGAAGTTTTGCTTCATCTACGCAAATCTCACTTTGTTCTTCAATTTTATTAATCATTCTAGCAATAATTTGTTGTCTTATTACTTCTTCTTTTGTTTCGACTTTGTGGGGAAGTCCTTCATGCTTTGTTTTAGCAAACTTACGAATTTCCTTTTCGCCCATTCCATCAACAATTTTAAGAACTCTATCACTTACTTCAGATCTTGGGGTTTGACCTCTTTTTACAGAAAGAGCAAGACCAAAAATCTTTTGCTGCTGCTCACTTTCTGCCTTTTCTAGTAGGTCATATTCTTCTTTATATCCTTTAGCAGCAGAACTCCAATAATCACCCCAAGACTTTTTATTTGCTTCCGCCTCTTCTGGAGAAGATGGTTTAAAAGTAGCACTTCCTCTTCTAGCAGTTCCTACTGGAGTTCTAGTTTTCTTTTTTGTTCTTGCTTTTGAAGCTAAAGTTTCAATTGTTCTTTTTTGCTCTTCTCCGGGTTTTCCTGGTTTTACTGACTTTGATGCAAGATCATAATAATCTTCTTTTACATTACTAATAACTCTCTGGAGATCTCCTAGCGATATGTTTATATTTCTACGCTGCGCTCTTACAGCTGCTGCCTTTTGTCTAGCAATCAATCCCTGATCTGGTTCTGAAGTTTTTACAGGAACTTTGGTTGTCTTTGCCTGAGGTTTTGGTGCTGACTTTTTTGAAGGAGTAGTTGCAGGTCCCCAAGGATCAGCAACTGGTGTTGATGCCTTTTTTGGTTCTGGTTTTGGTGATGGTTTTGGTGCTTCTGATTTTGGTGCCGAATAGGATCCACTACTTACTCTTTCTCTTTGTCCAACTCCAGCACCACGGTAAGTTGATGCAGTTCTTGTTTTAGTATGTGCTGTACTTGGTTTTTTATCGCCTTCAATTTTGCGAGCAACACCTAAAGCACCTTTAGCAACATTCCTTAATCCACCAACAGCTGCCGAACCTACTGATCTTTTAGCACCGCGATATTTTGAAGACAACTTTTGTCTTGCAAGTCTTCCCACTGCCTTAACTAAATTACCAACTCCACTTTTCTTTTTATGTTCGTATGGTTTATCCGTATCGTGTCCAAAAGTTACTTTTGCCTCAACTAAAGCATATTCAAGTGCTTCTTCAATATCATCCTCTTCATATCCTTCATCAAACAGTTCTTCATAAACACTTTCAATAATATAATCTACTTCATTAATCTCGATCATCTCAATGAGAGTTCCACCAAGATTTTCTACTGCCTCACCAAGATCAAGTTTTGGATTAATATTTACTTTATTATTGACTTTCTTCTCTACAATTTTTTGATCTTTATCTTTAGATGGGAGTTTATCCGCAATTTCAATCAGGTCTTCTCTCCAATTTGAGAAACCTTCCTTTATTTTTTTCTTCTTTCCTTTACGGAGTTGTTTAAAATCATCAGATGTTAGTTTCCCATAAGGTGCAGCAACATCAATTTTAGTCTGACCACCAATCAATCCTTCTTTAACAGACTTTGATTTTTTATCTCTCAATGCCTTTCTCATTGATTCTTTAGTGTTATTATCACCATCAAAATCAAGGTAATCGGGTTTTGCTTTAGTCATTTTTAACAAGTGCTTGCTTTTTTGCCTTATACTTATTTATAAAATTGACCCCATATGCCTTGCCTCCTGTTTGGAGGTATTTACTATTTGTTCCTATAGCACCTGGAGTCATTTTTGCATAATGTTTAAATGCCCCTAAAGTTCCAACAAGAGTATTTGGGTGAATCTTATCTCTCATTGGACTATCCATTTTCACTTCTGTATATTCAACAATATCTTTTATCCAAGATTTAAACATAATATCTTCTTCGGTCACGCAAATTAGATAATTTGTTCCTCTACGTATAACTTTTCCAACTAATCCAGTATTTACATTCTCTACAATATCTCCAAGTTTAAATATTTTATTTTGAATATAATTTTCTCTTAAATTTGTAAAATCTAATTCTGGTGCTATTTCCCAAAGATTATAATGTTCTTTAACATTTTCTTTAAATCCCATCGCTTTTCTGATTTCATTAAATAATTTTCTAGCATCAACCTCATCGATGGTTTTAGGAACTGCTCTCTTAAATTCTCTAAAATTATTATCGGCAGCAGTTTTTCTCATCATACCAGAAGAAATACCAGAAATATCTTTTTCAGAATCAAAGGTTCCTGTAGGAATTACTTTTATCTCATTATACTGATAAAATTTTCCATTGTGTTTATTTGCTAAATTTTGAATTTCAGCTTGACGATCAGATCCGACAACAATATTTACATTTGAATATCCATCTTCATTTCCCGCAAGCAACACATCAAATATAGTTCTTATTTCTGGGTTATTTACAATATCATCTTTAATTTCGGGAAACATCGTCTTCAAATAATAAATCTTTCTATTTGAACTCAATGGATTTGATTTAGTATCCTCTATCCTAGATGGATATATTCTTATCTCACCTCCCAAGGAAACCCTTTTTGCTGCGGTAAATAATTTCTTATGTTCCTTTGATGGTGGATTGAATTTAGCAAGAACTACAGTTAAAAATTCATCATCGGCAGGCATTTGATCTTCTTGTCCTACAGGTATTCTCTGAGGAGAAATTTGCTGTCCCTGCGATTGTTGTGGAGAAATTTGTTGTTGTGCTGTTGCGGGTGCTCCTCCTCCTTTGCCCGGTTTGGGAGGAATATCTCTTAATCCAATTCTTTGTCCTTTATTAAAAAACTTCAACTGCCCATCTACAGTTTTTGCAACAAACTCTCCCTGAGAATTATACCAATCCCCATGACCATCACCAACCAGACCAAGTTTTTTAGCTTGCTCTGATGCTCTGGTTTCTTTTGCTTCTAATATAAATTGGGAAAACTTCTTCATCTTATAGTGGTTTCTAATTATTTATTAATACAGTTTTCCGTGGGGTCCAAAGTTTTTTCCTTTTCTAATTGAAATCCAAAACATATCAGTCCAAAACTCTTCATATTTAGGGGAAGGAGTTATTTCTAAAACTTTAGATATAAACTCCAATTGCATTAATTTAGAATTGGCAATGATAATATTTTTTTTATCCGAACTAAACATCCTAGAAAAATTCAATATAAATTCAGTGTCATTTGATATATTAGTAGTTGCAAATCTTTTAACCTTATTAAACATCTTTAAGTATTTTTCTTTATTTTTTTCAAATTGTTCTAAATTTTTGGGGTAATTATTATGATCATTTTTAAATACAAAACCATTACTTTTTATCAATTCAACTACCATTTCAGTTGGTGCTTTTCCTCCTCTTGCAGATGAAGATCCTACGGGCGTTCCTTCAAATTTTAAATTATCAAAGCTACGATCATTTCCACTAAGGTTTTTAATTTGAAACTTATAATTATTTCCAAGTTTTACAGTAAGATCCTGAGTTCCAAAGGATTTCTTTAAAGAACTATAAGATAAGTCTAACAATATTTTAATTTTACTTTTTGGTACATTATAACTATTTTTTTGTCTTCTTAATATTCTATCATCAGTTGGTATTCTGACATTGACTTGCTCAAATTTAGATTCTTTTCCAGAAATTTTTTTTAGAGATACTCCAACAACTTTTTTTTCTTTAAACAATCTTCTTAAAATATCATTTAATTCATTTACAGTTTGTGTCGGTATTGATCCATTCTTACTTAACTCGTTTTCTATTTCTTCTTCTATTAGTTTTTGATTTTTAACCATCCAAATATCAGCTGGTGTCCAATCAGCATACTTTTTTATCCCTAAACTTTTAACTTTATCTTTTATATAATCCATAAAACTATTAGATCCAGAATATTTAAATTCGTCCCACTCAGGGCTTGCATATATTTCAAACATTTTCTTTTGTTGCTTTAAATATGAGTCTAACCAATCATTAGGGACTTCTCCACCAAATATTCTTTTTAATTCATCATAATCAGGGTTGGTTTTAATATCTTGAATAGTAGAAAATTTTGCCTTCGAATCTTTATTTTTAAGAACTTTATTAAAAATCCATATAGATCCCTTTTCTTGCTGTGCTGCTGTTGGATTATTATTATAAGATTGCGTAGTTTCAATTAAAATTTTATATTTTCCCCTTACCATCCCCTTTGATGTAAGTTTTGGTACTGTATTAAAATTTTTTTCTAATAAATTATTAATTTTTAATTCAACTTCCCCCTCATAATTACTTTTGACTACAAAAGTAATTTCAACCCCATCTTTAGTAAATTCAACATTATCAATTACAAAATTATCAATATATTTTAACTTATTAAAAAAATTAAAAATATTAATATCATCAGCAACTTGCATAAAAAAATCCCCCCCTTTCTTATATTTAGAAAGAGGGGTCAATAAATTCTATAATTTAGATTTTCAATCAATTTCTCCCATTGCTCTTTGCTTACGGAGTTTCTTAGGATTTCTGGTTACTGAACCAGAACCAGGTTGGTTCTCACCAGCACTATACTCAACATCACGTTCTCTTGACCAATCCCTAGCATCTTGATCCATCTTACCTCTACCTTTTGCTCCCAGATAACCAGACCATCTTGGAGAGGTAGATCTCTTACCACGATTTCCTACATCAGGGCCATCATCCATTCTTCTAGTATGCTTCTCTACTGCCTTCACCTTCCTAGTCTTTTCACCTCTCTTACCATATTCACCCACAGGCTTTTCCCTTCTAGACATAAGAAGTTTGCCCATTGCAGTTCTTGCTTTAGGTGTCTTCCCATAAGAACCTTCTGCTTCATCAAGAATTTCTTCAATAATAATATCTCTCCACTCTTCGCTCATATTAACCATAATTACTTCTGCAGCATCTACAGAATTTGCATATCCTTCATCAAGCAAGTGAGAAAGAATAATATCATAAACATCTACTTGTTCCTTTCTAACAATTTCCTTAGATGCTTTTGCCTTGATTCTAGGCATTGTGACTGCTTGAGGTTCTCCAGGACCTTCAATTGTTCTAGTAACAGCAGAAGCAATACGACTTCCTTGCTTTCTAGCAAGTTCCCCAGTCATTCTCTTTTTATAAGGTTGTTCTCTATCCATTCTTTGAGAAACAGTTTCAACACTTCCATCTCTTCTCTTACTTGTTGAAGATGGGGTTGCTCTCAGTTTCCAATCACTCTTGAACTTCTCCTCATCACCATATCCAGACTGTCCAGCAGCTCCAGATACGTGCCTTTGACGAGCAGCAGCAGCATTTGCTCTTACATCTGCTTGAGTTGGGCCTGCTTTATAAGGTTTTACACCTTCTGCTCTTGCCTCTTCAATATATGCTTCATACATTTCTTCCCAGGTATAATCACTCAGATCATATCCTTCTTCTATAAGTGCATTTACCCACTCTTCTACTTCTTCCCAAACTTGTTCTTCAGTTAGTTCTAGTCTGGGTTGATAAACGGCAGAATATGCCTCCATCAGACCGTATGCATCGTTTCCAGTGATTCTAGACATTTTTTTACGAATACTTTCTAGTTATTTATAAAAACAAATTATCTAACAGGTATTAGGTCAAATAACTCCGGATGAATGCTTCCATACTTTCTAAGTATTTCTCCTGCCTTTGCATTTGCTTCGTTTTCACTGGCACTTCCTGCATTTCCATTTAATTTTTTACCTTCACTTTGCTGCTTATGATGAATATATTCGTGAGCAACAGTTCTCAAAATATCTATTGGATGACGATTGACAATACTAATAACAATCTTATCTGGATACATCAATCCAAATGTTTTATTTTTTTTACAAAAATCTACGTCATCCACAAGAATAATTGGAATATCATAATCGAATCTAATTTCTCTTTTTAGAAATACCAAAAATTTATTGAGAATTGATTCAAATTGAAATCTTGTAGTTGGTCTTCCTCTTCTTTTTCCAATTAAAGACATTTTTGCTTTTATTTATTCTACTCCAAGAGCAGATTCAATGTTCTCGTCAAGTTGCTGAATTACTTTGCGAATATCAGAGACGCGAGGGGGAACACTAAACTCATCATAGGTATATCCTTTCTGAGCATCAAACAAAACTTGACGAACTGCCGCTGCTGTACGAGCATCAATTTTAATTGTTACTTGTTTTTCTTTAGTCACAGATCTCCCTCCACACGATTTTCAGAACGTTCGATACTAAAAGCACCTTCAGGATAACGAGCACTCAGTTTCTCAAAGTTCATTTGGATTACTTCTTCAAGAGAAATATCAAGTCCAAGACATGCCTGAGAAACATACCACATAATATCTCCAAGTTCTCGCTTTAGGTGAAATAGATTTTCTTCATTTACTGGTTTGCCTTGAAAAACAATCTTTTTCACGATTTCAGTAAATTCACCTGCTTCGGCAGACATTCCTACAGCAGCAGTAAGCAATCGTTCTGTAGGAAATCCTTGAATCTCAAGGTCATTAAGTCGGTCAGCAAATTCAGAGAAATTTTTACTGGGCTTTGAAGTAGTTGTATTGACAAACTCAACATACTTATTAAGATCAATAGTCATTAGAATTTAAATCCCTCGAATGTTTTTTTAAGTTTCTTATCTTCATAATCATACTCTTCTTCCTTTCCAGAGTCAAGTATGTCTTCTTGCGCAGATTGTTCGCAGTCATAAAGACGCATTTTAGCACGATCAATACCAATCACAAAACGCTTATAGATTGTAGGATCATTATACCTATTCTTAAGTTGCTTCACCATAATCTGCCCAAGTTGTTCCAATTCTTCAGTGCTGATAAGAGCAAACATAAGATCTGCAGTAGCAGGCAGACCAAAGGACTCAGAAGTATCAGTTAATTCTACGTCAGATGACCCAAAACCAGATCTGGTCGTTTGTGTGGCACTGACGATAGGAACATTAAACTCAACTGCGAGACCCCGAAGTTCTTCAGCAATTGCCTTAACAAATGTATATGAATTGATATTGCTTCCTTTATACCTTGAGGATGAGCAGATATTCAAATAATCAATAAAGATAATATCGGGACTAAACGACTTCTTAAGTGAAAGTTCGTTAAGAAGTGATTTAAAATGTCCGGCGTGTGCCGAAGCAGTTGGGTATTCTTTAATAATAAGAGTTCCTTGAGTTTTCTTTGAAAGGTTAGTTACTTTACTTTCAAACATCTGTTTAGGAAGTTCTACAAGTTGTTGAATGGGAACATTCAAAAGGTTTGCATCAATTCTTTCAGCAATGCGTTCTTCTGCCATTTCCAGCGTAATGTACAGAACGTTCCGTCCTTGGAGCAAGACGGAGCTAGCCACATGGCACATGAATAGAGATTTCCCGACGCCCGTACCAGCAAGAGCGATGTTAAGAGTTTTGTTAGGGAGACCACCTTTTGTGATTTTGTTAAAGTATTCGAGATCAAATTCAATTTTATCCTCCTTTTTGTGATAAGATTCGTATCGTTGTTCATAATCTTGCAGATAATCATGTCCAACATGATTATCAAAACTTACAGCAAGAGCATCAGAAAGAATAGAAGGAATACTATCACGATTTTTCTTTTCATCCTTACCATCAGCAATATGAATAGATTCCATAAGTGCCAAGTATATGGCACGATCGCGACACCATTTTTCAGTTGTTGCAACCAACCAATTTATTTCAACCGGAACATCTTCCAAACAAGAAATTAATTGAAGAAGTTCTTTAAAAGAAGTATCATTAATATCTTTACGTTTTTCTACTTCAATACAAAGAACTTCTTTAGTTGCAGGTTGATTATATTTTTCAACAAAAGAAAGTATTTCTTCAAAAATAATTTTTTGATTTTGGTCCTCAAAATATTCAGATTTTATGAATGGTACTACTTTTCTAATGTATTGCTCATTATGCAACAGGTTTCTAAGAATTAGAAACTCAACTTTCTCCATAACTAAATTCCTTACGTGCAATTTCATCCAACTTTTGCATCACTTCTTCAGTGAAATATACTTCAGGTTCCTTAAGAATCTGTTTAGCATAGAGTTTCTTTCCGTCAATTTCATAACGACCTGCAACATTCTTCCACAGACCGCCAATCTCGCCAAGTTCAAGTAGTCCATAATATCGGTCCAGACCACGTTCATCATAAAACAAACGAATCTCAACATCTTTATTTTCTTTACTCAAACGCGATTTAGCAGTCTTAGCCTTGATAAGATTTCCGACCACTTCCGTTCCATCCTTTTCTTTCTTCTTGCTAAGATAAATGATCGTACTTGCTGCGTATTTGAGTCCAGAACCTCCTCCCATTTCTTTCGTTGGTACATAAGCTCCGATGACATCGTATGTATGATTTGTGACAAGGAGTGGAACATTTGCTTGACCTAGTTTGAGTGTGAGCATTCTAAAAGCACCCTTAATAAGTTGAGATTTAGTCATATCTCTAACTTCTTTTTCGTTGAGAGCATCTGTAATCTCTTTACTTGTAGAAAGCATACCAAGAGAGTCTAGCACAAATATGCAAGGATTACGCTCACTCTCTGGTTTCTTCATGTACATATCTACTGCTTTAAGTGCCTTAGTACGAAATTCTTCTACCGTAACAACATTGACAACTACTAAACGCGAAGTATCAACTCCACGACTTTCTAAAAGAGATTTAGTAATAGCAGCCTCAGTATCAAAGTAGAGACAATAACCATCGGGATGGGTATCAAGAAAATTCTTAACAACGGCGAGGCTGAAGAAAGTCTTTCCAGTAGAAGACTCTCCAGCAATAGCAGTAATTTTATTCCCAGATACGCCGCCAAATATACTACCCGAAACCAATGCATTAAAAATGTATGAACCCGTATCAACATAAGTTTCAGTCTCATCAATATCTGACGCCAACTTGGTATAGTCGTCGCCAATCTCCTTTACAATATCCTTAAGAAAATCCATTATTTTTTTCCCTTTGTTAAACAGTTTATTTTATAAGACCACAATTTGGCATAAAGTTGGGGATTGCAATCTTTTATTTTTTCAATAATAAATTTTAATTCAGTTTCATTTATAGGCAATTCCATTAAGAAAAAAATGAATCTAGATTTGCTGTTTTTTCTACTTTCCACCCAATTGCATCAAGAATAATCTTGAGTGGTTCCAAAAATGCTTTCTCAAATTGTAGTTCATAATCAATATATTTGTCAAGATTAAGTTCCTTCGGAAAGTCTTGAATGAATGAAATTACATTTTCATGAATAATATTCGGTTTTTTTAGAAAAATGTATTTAATTTTTTCTCCATTTTGAATGAGAGAATATTTGCCATTAAGTTTATTTTGTTTTATATAATGATTAAACAAAAGTGCTCCTCTTACGTGAATAGGAGTTCCCTTAGAATAAATTGTAGCCGACGAATAATACTTTTGAACATCCGATGCAGAACGTGGAAATGCAATTTGTTCTGGAGAAAGACTTTTAAACTGTTTCCTACACTTATCAATAAAATTGATTACCTCATCTTCAGTCCCACTCATCATTAGATTAAAAGATTCTTTCAACATCTTTCGACAAGGTGCTGGAGTAGAAGACTTGATTGCCTCAATACCCTTAATCTTCAGTTTAGGTTCTTCATAACGAACACCTTCACTATCCCACACACTTAGAATATATCGCTTCTTCGCAGTCCAAATACCGCGTTCAGCAATACACTCACGCTTCATGATCATTTTCTGTTCATAAGCATTTACGTATTCCGCCAGTTCTTTGTAAGAATTTTCAATATACTTTTCAAATTCCACCTGACAGACCTTATCAAGGAAAGAAACAACGCCCTGAGTAGTTTTCTCTCTTCCTTCGAATATATTTTCAACCAAAGGACCCATATTAATATACAAAGAGTCAGTATCAGAAGCAATAACATAATCTACATCTTCGGTTTTCAGAACCTTATTTAGATAAGAATTAACCTTGTTCATAATCCATTGAATAGAAACCTGTCCAGACAATGTAATAGCTTCCGCATTTGCAAGTTTATAATATCGAAAATACTGATTACCAATAGCACCATAAGCAGAGTTTAATTGAATCTTACGTGCCATCTGGATATTATTGCAGCGAGAGATTTCTTTAATTAATTCCTTATCCTTGGTTTTTTCATATTCTTGCTCTGCTACAAGCATTTTCTTTTTAAAGATTACACGTTCATTATAAATCTTCTCCATCAACTCAGGAAGAAATCCGCGAACATCCTTACGGAACATAGCACCATTTGCACATACCGCATAATCCTTATACATTTCAAAACTGAGACTTTGATTCAAAATCTTATCTACAGAAACTGTAGGATGCTTTTCTTCCAGAAGAGTTTCTGGTGAGATGTTATACATCATAATTAGGTGTGGATACAGGGAGTTAAGGTCAAAACTCACCACCCAGTCATACATCCCAGGAATAGGTTCTTTTACATAAGCACCAGCATACTTCTCATCTTTCTGAGTCTTGTTCTTTGGTGGAATAACAATGTTTCTTTTCTTGAGGTATGTGTAGATAATATTATCCCACATCCGAACCTGATAGAATACATCGGCATAATTTACTTTAGCATCATATGCCATAGTAATTGCAAGTTCAATCAGTTTCATCTTGTCTTCCAAACGGTCAACAAGTTCCACGTCAATAATGTTATATTCAATAAACTTTTGCCAACCGTTTGTATAGAAATCTTTGAACGTGTCAAACTCAGAGTGATCCAATTTTTTCTGTCCAAGTTCAACATCAGCAATATAATCTAGACGATATGATTCCTGTGCTTTATACGTGAATTTCTTATAAAGATCCAAATAGTCAAGTTGAGTCAAACCACCGACATCAAAAACAGTATGCTTACGTCCATTAATATGGATTTCGCCTTCAGTAACTAATCCCCAGTTAGAGAAACGTTTCATTAGTTTCTCACCAAGAACTCTATTCAATCTTTTACAAATATAAGGAATATCATAAAGTTGAATGTTCCATCCAGTAATAACATCTGGAACATTTACCATCCAATAATTAATAAAATGATTTAATAGTTCATATTCAGAAGGACAATGATGATAAGTCAAGTCCTTACGATTATGATTGAATGGTTTTACCCCCCAAGTAATAATCTCTTTTGTTGTATAATCCTGAATAGTAATAGCAAGAATTTCTTCTGCGCAAGTTTCTACATCAGGGAATCCTGCTTCAGAAGCAACCTCAATATCCAGAGTTAAAAGTTTAATTTTACTAATATCAAACTTAATTTCATTCTCTGGATATTTTTCGGAGATATATTGGCAGATATATCTATCATTTCCATGAATTTCAAATCCATCAACATTTTCATACTTACTATAAAACTCACGACAATCTCTAACTGTACCTGGTTTTACTGGTTCTACAAATTCCCCATTTAAAGTTTTATACTTTGACTGTTTCTTAGTTTTTACAAAGAGAGTTGGGAAAAACTCATCTCTAGTTTCAAACCTCTTTCCATTTTCAACTCCACGAACCAGAAACTGGTTTCCAATCATTTGAACATTAGTATAAAATCTTTGAGTCATTCTTTAATTAAATCCTGATATTTTTCAAGTAGAGTTGGAGTTGGATCTGCAAGAGTAAGAATCTTGTCAGAACTCATCATAAATGTATCTTCTTTTGTATATCCACAAAGAAATGGTTCTAAAGTTTTGTCGCTATTTACGACAAATGGTTTAATTAGTTTACAATCTGGTTCTCCAATGTCAGCACCAACTTCTTCAATCTGTGAGACCAAGTTCTGATTGCTCATCAACACTATTACTTTGATTATCTTTTCCATTTTTATTTACGCTATTTAAATACATTTCTTTTAGAGAGGACACCGGTTCAACCATTGTAATTACCCAATCTGCTGGAATGGGAACTTTTTTATCACTGGTCAAAGGAATCCACGGATGAAGAGAAACTTCAACTCCCGGTTTTTTGTCTTCAGTTAAAGAAGAAAAAGATTGATTTATAATTTTAACCGCACAAGGACTATCTAAGTAATATCCAACTACTCTCCTAAAATCCTTATCTTCTCCTTCTTCCCCAATTACCATTTCAGAAACATCTGAAATTATATCTTCTCCAGATTTTAAAAGCAAAAGTCTTACAGTCATTTTTACTCCATACCTCTTAGTATTCTACTACAAAAAAAGGAGGAGTCAACCTGGATTTTGCCAGGTACTCCTCATGCGCCGACGATATTCAATTATATTTATAGATAATCTTTGCGCTTATGATGCTCTGGAACAATTCTCCCAAGAGTTACGGACAAAAGACCATCCTCAAAATCAACTGATTTAACTTCCGTATCATCAGAGAGTGTCCACGCTCTCTTAAAACTCCGTTGAGCTAAACCTTTGTGAAGATAGTTAGACTCCGTTTCTTTATCTTCTTTTTGTCCCTCAATAAAGAGTTTACCGTCTTGAGTGTAGACATAAACCTCTTTTTTCTTAAATCCGGCAAGTGCAAGTTCAAGTCTCGATTCTACATTACTGACTTGAACAAGGTTGTATGGAGGATAATTGGAAGTAGTTTCGTGAAGTGCAAAGAGTCGATCAAAGTACTCATCAAGACCGATACTATTTCTAGTAATCCTTTCCATCAAGGCAGGAAGGTCTGATGCAGTGTAACGTGCAAGGTTAGTCATTATAGTAGCTCCTTTAAAAGCGAGTTTGTGTTGTGTGGACCCTTTCGGCATCCATTACTAATTATAAGAGATCATAAAAAAGCGGGATGTTGTTTCCCGCTCCTTTTTATTCGGTTTCTACTTCCTTACCTTTCTTACCAATGTTATATTTTTGTTCCAGAATCCAATCCCCTTTATCCTTATATGCAAGAACTTTAATTTGATTAAGAGGCGCTATATCAAGAATCTTATCCTGATCAACTACAGTAATAAGTCCCCAATCAGAAAGAAGACGTACAATACGATTTCTACGTTGAACATCATTTACAGTAAGATTTGCGTGCTTACCATCTAATGCAAAGAGTTCTTTGAAATGAGTAATAAAATACCGACCTTGCTTATGAAGAATATGAGCACTTTGGTATAGTTTTTTTTCTTTTCTAGAAGCAACCCCAATACGAGTCAAAGTCTCACGAACTTTTAAAAAGTCGTCTGGTTCATTTAGAATGACCTCCACCATCATATTTGGAGACCAGTTTACTTGAGGTTCAATTGTTTGGTTAGTCATTTTGTTCCGCCAATTTCAAGTCGTTGTTTGATAAAGTTTATTTGCGCTTTCGACAAAATTTTCAGTGCTTGAGATGCCTTTTCATTACTATATCCATAGTATTGTTTAACACATTCTAAGTCTTTGATTTTATCTTTACGGAGCCAGGGAGAATATCTCTTCCTTTTTCTTATAGTATTTAGATAAAACGAATATTGCATATCTTTATCAAGATGATGATTCATATTCATTTCATTTGCAAAAAGAACACAATCAATATTTCCGGATAAACAACGATTGATAATATACGGAGCATATTCTTTAATATTCTCAGACAAATCTTCTTTTGTAAGATTAATTGAGTTCAGCCAGTCCTTCAATTCCATAATTAAAAAGCAATAGTTCTTTACGTTGTTTTTGCTCTCGCATATATTCGCCAACAGAACGCATTGTATAAGTCAAATCAAACTCAGCAGCAGTCCATTTTCCACCAAGAAAACGTGTTTTCACTAATTGATCAGAATTATAACTTACCAACTGGTCCATATTGTTAGAGTCGCAGTCAGCAGCAAACTTATCGTGATCAAATCCTTTGTGCATTGATCCTTTACGCCCATAGAGATTATCCTTAATGTCATAAGGAGGATCGAGATACATAAAAGCACTCTTGTTCCCATCCATCAGATAATCGTAAGAGTAATTAGTTATACGCCAGTTGGCAATTAACTTGGAATACTCGGGCAATTTTTCGATTCCTCGCAGAGAAAAATTGGAGTTACTTGCTTGCTCTGAGAAAGATGAACTTTCTGTAAGACCACTAAAAGAACATTTGTTAACAATATAGAAAGCGACAGCGCGATTAAAGTTCGTTTCAGACTCATCATTGATATTTTCCTTTGATTTGATAAAAAGATCCTTTGCAAGTTCTGAGGTACAATATGCAGATTTCAATTCACTAAGTTCATTTTTCAGATCATTACCAAACATCTGGAGTTGTTGCCAGAAATTTACCAAAGGTTCATAAAGATCATTTACCCAAATCTTAATGTTGGGGTATTTCTTTGTGATGTGAATTGCCACAGAACCACCGCCAAGAAATGGTTCACGAAACTCATCATAATTGCGAAGATCTGGAAAATAAGGATCCATCTTGACGCAAGCACGGGACTTACCGCCTGGATACCTCAAGGGCGTTTTAAGAGATTTCATTACATACTCCAAATAAAATTTATAATAAGTTTATCTTTTTCCTCAAAATAATTTTTATCAGAAATTGGACCGCCATCTAGAAAAAAGTGTTCTGGTTCTGGATTACAAGAAGCAGTAATATCATTACTACCAGACTTTTTAAGATTATACAACATTGATCCAGGAACACAACAAGCTTTCAACTTGCCTGGATCGCTAAAAATATAATAGTCTGCTGGAACAAAATTTGATATGTCTTTATCATTTCCTCTACCATTTTTCAAAACAACTCCTCTTACCGCCCTTTCATTTTTGTTAGTAAATGTTACTTTTTTAGATTCGTATGTATTTTGATTCAAATCGACCAAATCCTTACCAGTCAAATTAACTCTCTTTAAATTTCCATTACTGTATGCTTCATATCCAAGTTCAATCATTCTACCAACATCAAAATATTGAGTATTATCATTATTTCCAGTTAGAGAGGAAAGAAGTTTAGAAAACCTATCCAATTCAATACACTTGGAAAAATCAATCATTTGAACTCAACCTCACACATCAATTCAGTCAATGCTGCTAAGAGATTAATTTCTTGGTCACAAACGAACGCACATTGGTATTGATACTTAGCAATAACAAGAACGGCAGCAGGGATAGATTGGGGTGAAAGGTAATCATAGCAGGCGTCATAAACCCTGCGAAGTAGGACAGGAGCATCGTTGTCCAAGTTGGAGACCACCCACTTGCGTACTTCGGTGAAGTTCTTTTCTTTAAGGTTTTTGATGAGTTCATTTACAGAGATGTCTGAGAAAGATGCAAGAATTCCCGCGTCAATTTTACCTCCCGTAGAGTATCGCTGAATTTCATTGAGGACTCTACGGAAGTCTGGGAAGTGCTTCGAAACAAGTTCCGCAACGACTTTTTGATCGTACTCAATCCTTTCCGTATCCAAGATTGTTTGAAGTCGTTGAAAGAAACTTCCTGCAAGTTGAACTCTTTGCTTCCCTTTGATTGTGAAGTCGATGACGGCACATCGGGAGTGCAGGGGTTCAATGATTTTGTTCTTGTAGTTGCAGGTGAAGATGAATCGGCAGTTGTTATAAAATGTCTCAATATTCGCCCGTAGTAGGAGTTGTACGTCGTTCCCTGTGTTATCAGCTTCATCGATGATGATGACTTTGTGTTTAGAAGATCCCGTAAGTGAGACGGTCGAAGCGAAGTTCTTTGCTTGGTTCCGTACAGTATCCAGGAAACGTCCTTCGTCGGATCCGTTGATGACAT